CCGGATGAACTATATCGTGAACTCATGCGTCGAGGAATCGCCGGGTTTAGAGGGAGAGATACTGAGCAATGGAACAGATAACTAATCAAAGCAATCCCTTTGCAGCATCCAAGTGGCCACCGATATCAATGCAATTGGTTCGCGTGACTGATGATTGGGTGAAGGCAAATGTACCTGTCTATAATCGTGGTGACACAGCAGATTCGGCACTTGGTGTGTTGGCATACCATGCCGGAATGCGACACGTTGTCACTACTTTGAAACAGATTCATAAATCTCAAATGAGAGCAGTTGAGAAAAAAGCAATTCACACAACCACACAGGAGTAGCGTCATGCAGGTAACGAGCGGAACCTCGCGGGTACCGAACGCACAAGCGGCTATCGTCGAGGCACAGAACGCCCAGCGTATCGCTCGTCGCCGTGCTGCTGCAACATTAGCCGCCAGCGTCGCACAGACAGGCCGAACCGGATTGAGGCGTGGACCTCGGCGGCAGGTCGGTGGTGTGTTTGAAACGATTCAAACGATTCCAACGTCAAGAACACAACGGTCACAGCAGGCCCTGAGCCAGAGTGACATTCAGCGTTTCCTTTCCGCGTTCCGCTTCGATCCGTCGCAGCAGGTACTGGCCGAGTCTCGCACTGGTCAGGTTCTGCCCCGCAACCTGCTGGCACCGGGTGCTGAACAGCGAATTCGCAACCAACGTCGTACTTCAACCTTGATACAGCCGGGCCTGGTTGGGAACTTCGGTGCAGTTGCACAGAGGGGACGAACGGCTGCGAGCTTTAACACTGGACGAGGACCATTTGGTGGTATCCTCTTCCGATTTGGTAGTTAGGGGATTATTAATGGCTACATCACTTAGTCCCCAAGGGGCTCGTAAGAATACGCTTGAGGCAATGTGGCAAACTCTGGACAGTGACCGTTCCTCAGCACTACGCCGCAAGCGACAGCATGCGGAAATCACTGTTCCGTCCCTGCTACCATTGGCTGGAAAGTCACAGCACCAAGACTTGCCTGTTCCGTACAGCGGTCTGTCAGCCGAGGGTATCAACGCCCTTGCGGCTCGACTCGTCTCTGTCGTCCTTCCTATCGGATCACTTCCGGTATTTGAGTTGTTCATAGACCAGAAGTTTGTTCCCGAGGGAAGGAACACGACTGAGATGGAGACCGTTCTCCGAAGGGTAGAGGAAGCGGTTATGAACCGTTTATATCTCACGAATCTTCGACCACAGTTGTTCCTGGTGTTCAAGCACTTGATCGCCATCGGTGACGTGCTGATGGTCATGCTTCCTAATCTCGATATTCGGTTGCACCGATTTGACGAGTACACGGTGAAGCGGACCACTGAAGGAACGTGGAGAGAGATCATCATTCGACAAATGATTGATCCAGAACTTCAAGAACAGAGTATTAGGGATATCGAACCCAGCAAGCCAGCCGTTTCAAGTGCTGGCACAGCGGGGTTTCCACAGTCGAATAGTTCATCCCGACAGTTTGAGCCTATCTTTGACAAACTGTGCAGGGAGGGTGAGGACCTGCCGGTCACATTTGCTCGTGAGTTTCGTGGCGTGAGGTTCGACGATGACAAGAAGTTCGAGGTTACCGCCCACATGCCTCTGCGATGGAATGCAATATCAGGAGAGGATTATGGCACGAGTTTGGTGGAGGATGCTTTCGGCGATATACGATCTTTGGACGGCCTGTCCGCTGGTCTCATCGACGGAGTGGCTCTCAATAGTGAGTATCGTTGGGGTGTAAACCCTGCGGGCATCACAGAGATAGACGACCTTCGTCAGTCTACCAACGGTGACTGGGTTCCGGCCGTCGATGGCGACGTATTCCCGATGAATTTCCAGCACGCTGCTCAGGTGGAAGCCACGTTACGTGCCGTAACGTTTATGCGGCAGAGCCTGGGTCGTCGCTTCCTCATGAACTCTGCCGCCCAGCCCACGGGTGAAAGGGTTACAGCACGACAAGTTACCATTATTGCTCAGGAGTTGGAGCAAGCCCTCGGTGGTGTGCTCTCCATGGTTAACAGGGACATTATGATCCCGCTGATCAAGCGAGCGGTGTGGCAACTGTCACGAGAAGAAAGTGGAGTTTTTCCAGAAGAGTTCGGAGAGTTCATCAAGGATCGTGACAGCCTAATTAAGCTCCGCGTTCGTACAGGACTTGAACTCTTGCAACGTGAAGCTGAGCAGGAGAAGATAGACCAACTGTTGGAGCGAATTGCTCGCCTTCCACAATCGGCACAAGACGTATTCCTTTGGGATGGCCTTGCTCGCCGCATAATCAAGAACATCGGCATCGAACCAGTAGGTATCGTCAAGACACCTGAACAGATTGCTGCCGAGGCTCAAGCCAGAATGCAGGAGCAGCAGGCCCTTATGGCCCAGGATGCTGCACAGAAAGCAGCGATTGCTGCTGCAAAAGTTGGCGGTCAGCCAAACCAACCGAGTGAAGGAGTTACTCAATGACACAACTTCCAGTTCCCGCATCGGGCATGCCCGGAAATCAGAACGCAAACGTACCGGCGAAGTTTATCGACGGTCAGGGCAACGTTAACATAGCTGCCCTGGCACAGGGCGTGCAGCACCTTGGTGGAAACCCCATGGACCATGTACAGGGTGGTGGCGTGTTCAACGTCAACAGCTTGGCACAAGCGTACGCCACACTTGAGTCCGCCCGGCAAGGTGGAGTACAATCACTACCTCAGCCTCAAGCTAGCGTCACACCAGCCCCGGTCTTATCCCCTGGTTCGGCTCCAGCCTTGCAGACTGAAGCCCCAGAGACTCCGGCACAGGTTGACTGGGATGCACTGACCCGAGAAATTCAGAGCCAAGGGGGTATCACCCCTGCAACGCGAGAAAGTTTGAAGAAGGTCGGCATTTCCGATGCCATTATCTCCCAGCATGAAGCTGGTGTGCAGGCCATTGCCGAGAACAACATCCGCAAGATGGCAGACACGATTGGTGGAATGGATAACTATGCCTTATTCATTGAATGGGCAAATCAGAACATGCCACACCAAGATCGTGTAACTTTGTTCAACGCCATGAACCAGCCCGGTGGGCATCTTGCCCTCCAGGGTGCGTTCGCACAGTTCCAGGCATCCCCTGCCTTCGCACAGGCTGGTGGTGAGCCCGGCGACATCAACACGATCACCGGCGGTGATAGTGCTGTACAAGGCATCGTGCCGTTCAACAGCAAGACCGATCGACAGGCGGCGTTCAAAGACGTTCGCTACGGTCGTGATCCAGTGTTCACGGACCAGGTGCATGCCAGAGCCCGAGCAACTCATGCCAAGGTGCAGGAGTTGAAGCTCAGGCCCGCAGTCTAACATTCACATAGACAGGCAGAGACCAGTTGCTAGGTCTTTGAGCAGTATACGCTGCACGAAGTTGCTCTCATGTAGGCTCCTGCCTGTCATATTACTGCTACGATTCATGCCCCCGACAGGGGGTGTGCGTCTTTTTTTTTTGCGTCCCACTTGACCGCAGCAGGGCTCGGACGTTCCGATTCCCACTGTAGCCAATCAAGTGACCACAGGCCCAACGTGCCCACGGCGTGAGTGGGGCTACATTTATGGATACGGCTCGATTTTTATCGTCGCCCCCGGATAGTGTACGCCCCGCCCTCGTCGTGGACAACACGAGTGGACAACCTCGGGTTAGGACATCTCTCACACCCACACTCTTTCGGAGTAACTTACATGGGCGTTTCCGCTAACCCCATTCGCCTTGGTGCGAATGCGATGCTGGCGAGTCCTTCCCCAAGTGATCTCTGGCTCCCGGTGTTTGGTGGGGAAATCCTGACTTGGTTTGAGGAACTGAACATCTCCTCGCAGTTTGTTCGTACCAAGACCATTATGTCAGGCTCCACCAGCGACTTCCCGCTGTTGCATCAGTTTGAAGCTGAGCGGCACGCGATCGGGACCGAGCTTCTGGGTCAGGACATGCCTCGCGGCGTTCGTCGAATCGAACTTGACGACCGGCCGCTCGCGGTTCCTTACGAAGTTGATGACATTGATCGAATGTTGTCGCACTTTGATGATCGGCAGGAGCTTGCTCAGGCCGGTGGCCGTGCCCTTGCACGGCAGATGGACCGCTTCAACTTTCGACTGCTCATCAATGCCTCTCGCACAAGGGCTGACGGCAATTCGCCGTTCCCCGGCGGTGGCAACGATCGAGACGGCACCGCTCTGACTAATGCTGCCTTCCCTGCTGCCGCTGGTGGTGATTGGGATCGTACCGCAGTCATCGCGTTCCTTGCTGCTCTCGAAGCAATTCAAATCCAGTGGGCCGAGAACGACATTCCCGAGAATGATCGGAACGTCGTTGGCCCGTTCAAACTCTGGTTCAAGCTACGAAACCTTGGCATGCCTCGTGCTGGTGACCCCATCGAGCAACGAGACTGGTCAATGGGTGCAAACCAGATTGTTACCGGAGCCCCTCAGTACAGCCAACCTCAGACGCGAGCCAACGCTCTGTCGTTCAACGGGCTGCCGATCTGGGGCTCCAACCACCTGCCCAACGGTCAGAACATCACGACCGACGAGGCCAAGTACCAGGGCGACTTCACCAAGACCCGTGCCTTCATGGGTCAGAAGGAAGCTGTCGGACACTTGACTCTCCTCGATGTCGTGACCGAGACTGACCGTGACGTGCGGCGTGGTGTGGACTTCTTCGTCACCAAAGTCTTGACCGGTGGTAGATTCTGCCTCCGTAAAACTCATTCAATTCAGGGAAACCCCACGCGGGCAATCCTGAGCCAAGCCGCGTAACGGAACGCGGAAGGTGCAGAGACCATCCCGAAAGGGAGTAGGCCACGTTGGCCGAAACAGTGAGTCGCTGATTCCAACTATGGAGAATGACTAATGCCTTATCCAAAGCACGCCGGACTCGGCAGTGCAGAGGCTTACGCTGAATATAAGCGTGAGTATCAAGCGAAAGCTATGCGTAAGTGGAGAGAAAAAACCTCTACTCCTAACGAACGCACAAAGCAACGAACTGAACACCGCAAGCAGCAAGATGAAGAATGGGGAATGTGTGTGTACATGCACAAAGACCCTATTACCGATGATACAGTCTACGTAGGAAGTGGAAAGTATAGTCGAGCAACTACTTGCAGAACCGGGGGCGGGACCGATAGAAGCGAGGATCACAAAAAGTGGTATCGTTGGCACCGCAAGAATGGGACGATAAAGACACACCATGACTATGTTGTGATCTTGCATCGAAACATTCATCCAGACATGGTTAGATCGCTTGAGGGTTCAGAGACGATGAAGGCATTGATCGCGGGTACTCGGTTGTTCAACAAAGAACTTCCGAATCCTAGTCCGCGAGTCTATTCAGCGAAAGATATGGTCCGACACTCTCAGCAATGAGAGATAACAGATTGGGAACTCTTAGACCCGAGACCGCCGTCGAAATCGCAATTCCATAACGAAAGGAGATTACGCTAATGAGTGACGTAGCCTTTACGCCCAAAGAACGCGGTCTCCTGGCAGACCGAGTTGCATGGACTCCTGGTGCTCGCACCGAGTCAATCAGCCTTGTTGATGATGCCTCGTACTCCCTTGCCGGTGATCGGCAGGACGGTGCGAGCCTTGTCAAGAGTAAAGCAAACCAGCCGTTCGTCGGCCGGTACCGTGTTGAGCTTTCAGATTCCGGCCTCGGTGTCGGTGATCGAGCCTACGCAGAGTTTGACGTTCAGATGCCCCGATCGGTCGCCGTGACTGAGTGGGCCATCACCGGAGGAAACCTTCTGACGGTTACTGTTCCTGCCCAGCACGAGGTTCAGAACGATCAATGGGTCGTTCTTGGTGGGTTCGCTAACCTTGTTGCTGCCCTCAAGGGGGTAGCCCTGCAAGTCACTGACGTGATCAACACGGCTGGTGTTCATACCATCACGTTTACTGTCACTGCTTCCAATGCTTCGGCTACCGAGGCAGGCACGGTCAACTACCAGCCTATAGCCCAGTCGGCGGCTGAATGGACCACGATCTTTGACAACCGGGTCGCAGACGAGACTACCATTCCTATTGGTACTGCTCGCCCCGGCATCTACCGCGTGTTCCTCAACGCTGGAACGCCCGACCAAAAGTCGGCATCTTTCTGGAGTGATGGCGTGGAGATGGTGCTCGAAGAGTTCGATACCATTGCGGTGCCTGGAACCCTCAGCGGTCCCACTGGTTTCGATGACGTTGATGCGACTGCTGCATCGACCAACCTTTCCATCACCGCAGGTGTTGTGTCCATCGCCAATCGCAATGCTGTGATCGGACGCATCACGGTCGAGTTCACGCCCAAGATGTTTGCCATGACGGACGCCGATGCGTTTGCATGCTTCTTTGAGAAGGACGGTGAACTGATCTTGCGGAACCGCCTTGGTACACCGCAAGAATTTGCCATCGAGAACATCGGCACCAGCCGAGCGAACCGCGTGGCATCACCGGACCCGAACGCTCGAATCACTGAGCTACAGGGACCGTTAAACTAAGTGATAAGTGTCTGAGTTACACCAGACTCCTCTCTCACTCTACCGCCAACTGCCTTCGTGGTACTTGGCGGTTTTTTTTGAATACCAACGAAAGGATAATGCCACATGCCACAAGGTAACAGGGACGCAAAGCCTAGAGCATGGACCACGAATGCGATCCTTGCGTTGGTGGAGCCATTGATCCGCAGGCTTATTCGCAGGGCACTTAACGGGGCTGGCATTGGTGGCGATGCCATTGACCACGGAGTACTTGACGGTCTCAGTGATGATGACCACGCACAGTATTTGTTGGACGTTGCTGGGGCAGGTGGTGCCGGGATTGATGTTATCGCCCGAGTGATATCAATCAATGTGGCAGAACTGCTTACCTTATTCGACCACGGAGACCTAAGTGGTCTCGCAGACGATGACCATTTACAGTATTTGCTGAATGATGCTGCAACGGGTGGTGACGGAATTGATGTCGTTGCCCGTATAATTAGTGTGGCTATTGCTGCGGCTAGTGGATTGAACATCATAGCAGGTAGGTTGAACTTTCAACCCAGTTTGCTTACGATTGAAAATACTGTGGACCCCGCAGCCGATCAACTGGTATTTATGGATAGTACCACTGGTCTTGTTGCTCGTCGCACTACATTGCAGAACTTATACGACACCGCCGCGAAGGCAAGTGTAGTAACACGGGACCTTGCTTACCTTGCATGGAGGGATTTCCTATGATTCCGAAGGTTGATATCATTGAGTTGCCAAGCATAGGTGATACTACAATTCTTACGGTCCCATCCGGTAAGGTTATTGAGATTCACGAGATCAATGTTCATAATCTTTCCGATGACCCTATATCATACATCGCTAAAATAACCAGGTCATCTACAACTTGTGAACTTCGTGGTGTGATATCAATTCCTAGTGGACTGAAATCTCCACGTACATTTGCTAACAAAAAATCCATCGCTATGGATGGTGATGTTATCAAAATAAATCAAAATAGCGATCCTTTAGGGCCTAACGATCCTACAGTTTCGTTACATTATACGGAATGGGATATTGGTGAGATTCCTGGAATCAGATTGAAATCTGTAATCAACAAGACACTTTCTGATATATTTACCACAATTATCAGCACCAGTGTCAGTATTCCAAGAATAGTTATTCGTGATTTTTTGGTCCATAATAGTACCGACTTTAGTGCGTCCCCCGCAAAAGCCAGGCTACACACTTCTTCTATTGACAATCTTATAGAAGATATTTCAATTCCAATATCTCCTAACGATGTTGACGGGGGCAGCACACAAAGATGGGTGCTGGAACAGAATGGTGCAGTAGTTATGGATTGGCAACAAAAGACCATTGGTTTCGGCAACGGCTTTAACTACATTCTCAGTTACATAGAACATACTGATGTATAAGGGAGACGCATGGCTAACAGACTCACACAACTTGAAGCAGTAAACATCGTCCTCCGAGGAGCCCGAGAGACTCCAGTATCTTCTTTGGACACGGACAATATCAACGAAGTTCTGCAAGCACTGCAAATACTTGATGAGTGGGATCTCGACGTGCAGTCCGGGGGACTGTTCACGAATACGTTCGAGCAAGAACTCACCCCTGATACCACGACCGGAAAGATTGACCTTTCACCAGAAATAATGTACGTGACAGCTTGGGGCAAGGACTTGCGAAGGCAGTTGAATTTTGTGGAAGAGGATAATATCCTTCGATTATTCGATATCGAGTTCAACACCACCATCTTCAACACAGGTGATGCGAAAGTCACCACGATGATAATTCGAGTATACCTTCGCTTAGACTTCGAGAACGGTCTAACACACAAGCAACAGCGATGGATCGTGGACGAGGCCGCACGCGAGTACCAGATGGTTATAGTCGGATCAGCGTCTATGAACACCATGCTTGAGTTCAAAGCCCGTCGTGCCAGAGCTTCAGCACGTCGAGAGAACACGATGCAAATGCGTCCGAACATGTTCAACAACAGTCGTTCAAACCTTGCCCGTGCCCAGGCCAGGACCGTCACCCGTGCGTGGTTACCCGAGTCTGACGGACAACGAAAGTTCAGGAGAAGCTAACGTGCCTGTAGTACCCATCCGTATTCCTAATCTTCTTGGTGGGGTGTCTCGTATGGCTCAGAGCCTCCGGGCTCCTAGCGAGTTTGAGGAGATGGTTAACGTAGAGCTTGACCCGGTACGTGGAGCCCAGAAGAGGCCCGGTACCCAGCTTATTATTGGTAAAGACACAGTGGGGGTTCCAACCACAAGGAGTGAACTTCCAGTAAATGTTCCAACAAATCCCCTTCACTTCTTCTGGATCAATAGAGCCGAAGGAGAACGGTTCGTTGGTATTATTGATCCTGTCGCTACTGATCAAGATAAGGTAATTCAGGTATTTGATCTTGACGGAAAAGAACAAGTAGTGGAAGGGGACTTAGGTACATCTTTACCTTTGTCTGATCCCGCAAATGCTACGCTTCTTGCGTATCTTGCCGCTGGAACAGGCGATCTTCGGCGTCGTCTTCGTGTTCTTACTGTCGAGGATGCGTCGTTCTTTCTGAATCGCACGGTCAAAACTGGACTCACGGGTTCTGCCATTACATACGAACTTGCGGACCTTTCTGATGTTCGCCAGCAGAGTAATATCCATAATAAACCAGCATGGTCTGAGTTTGATCAACCGCCCACATTCGCTGATGCACCGATTCCTGATCCATTACTTGAACCCCCGAATAATAATGCTGCTTGGTATGCACGAGACGATGACGTTGGTCAGCCGACAGGATTTTACTGGGCGGTGTCTACATCACAGCCTCCATGGTACCAGCGTGTCCGCACCGAGGGAGCAAACTCGGTTATTGACGTGGATAAGTTCCCGATTCGACTGGACTTCGATCCGGCAGCATCTCCTCCATTCGTGCTGAAGAAGGTGGACTGGTCAGATAGACTGTCGGGTGACAGCACGCTCAACCCCGGTCCGTCCTTCATCGGCAACGCGGTGTCTGACATCGTGTTCCATCAGGATCGACTATTCTTCCTTTCCGGTGAGGCCGTCGTGTCCTCACGGGCTGGTGACGTGTTCAACCTTTGGATCAGTTCGCCGATCCTCTTGAACGATGCCGACCCCATTGACCAACGATTGCTTGGAAACCGCACGTCGATTATCGACTTTGGATTCTCGTTCCAAGATGCCTTGATCTTGCTGACTCGTGGTGCTCGCCAGGTAGAGCTTCGATCCAACGGCCCACTGGCTCCCAGCACGGCGTTCCTCAGCAGCACGACCGACCTGTCCGGCGTCGAGTATGCTCGTCCTACAAGCCTTGGCTCACGGCTGTATTTCCTCGGAGAGAGGGACTTTGCCAACATCGTGTATCGCTATGCGTACAATCCAGACGCATTCGGCAACGCTGCGGACGAGATCACGACCGCAGTGCAGGGATTCATTCCTGCTGAAGCATCACTGATCACTGCAAGCGAAGCACACCAGCAGTTGTTCATCCTTACCGACGCTGATGATGATTCGATCTACGTGTATCGAACGTTCGAGCAAGGTGGGCAAGTGTTGATGAATGCATGGTATAAGTGGGAGTTTGACACCGGTAATAAGATTCTTACGATGCAGGTGTTTGATGACTTCCTGTACCTGTTAATTCTGAGAGACAGTCGAATCTACTTGGAACGCATTCCTCTTGGAACCCCACAGCAAGATACTGACAACGTATCTGGGCCTCTCCAAACGATGGGATACAACATTCCAATCGACCGAAAGCACGCAATCACCGGTACTTATGATGCAGCGACAGACAAGACAACATGGGTGCTACCGTTCGTGGACACAACGATTAACGAACTGATCCTTGGTCCTGCATGGGACCAAGATTCTGGTGGTGACAAGCAGCGGCTTGCAGGACTGCGGTTCACACCACCGGAACTTGCAGTTACTGTGGTAGGTGACACTACTGAACTTGTAGTTATGGGCCAGTTCGCAACAAACCTTCTAGGCGATGCCGCCCTGGCATTCGCTGGCAGATTATTCAAGAAGAGAATTCGCTTGTCCGAGCAATTCTTCCGAGACCAACAGGGACAGGTGGTTCAGGGTAACCTTCAACTCATGACGACAGTAATTCGACACAAGGATACTGGATTCTATGCGTTGGAAGTGACACCGCTCAAGCGGAGTACCGCCATTCACGAGTTTGTGCCGGTTCAAATTGGCTCAACTGACTTTGATTCTGATCTTCTTGATTCGTTCGGGGAGTTTCAACCTCGTGTTCTTACTCGGTCACGGGGATCAATCATTGAAATTACCAACGACAAGCCGGTGCCGAGTAGCATCGTGGATATAGAGTTTCGTGCAGAGTTTGTCCCCTTCGCCAGGTCCCCAATCGCATAGGAGCAGCCATGGGCCAGAATGCCGCTAATGTCGTAAACATTGCTAGTGCCTTTGCCGAGATTTCTGGCCGTGCTGCGGCTCAGGCCAACGCCAACCGCCGTGCGGTTTCAGAAGCCAACATCGCGGCCGGTACAGCACAGTTGAACCTTGCCTTGCGGGAGGAGCGATCTCGGCTTTCACAAGCGTTCAGCAAGCACCAGGGAACCCTCGCGGTCAACGCTGCGTTTCGAGGTTCCACCATCAGTGATGCGAGCCCGGCCGCAGCCCTCAACGCCGCATCGCTCAGGGCCAGCAGTGAATCAGCAGTAGCTGAGGCCAACCGATCCGCACAGCGTGCAGCCCTGATTGCACGCAACCAGTTCATTGAAGAGGACGTAACCCTTGCCTCAATCGAGGGTGGACTTCGCGGACTGAACATTGGCCTAGACATCGCAAACAGCCTGCAATCTCTGACGCAGATACGTCGTGAAACTTCCGTCGAGACCTTCGGAGACGCTAGAACCTTCGGGTTCAACAACGTTATTCGTGATATAGCGAGAACTCCAGGCTTTGACTTGGCCCAACTTGGGCGAAACTTTGGCTTCAACTTGGGCTTTTGATGTTAGAAAGGAAATAGCATGCCCCCACCGAAGAGAACTGTTCCTCGCGGGCCGGGGAGCATTGATCCCGACTTCACGTCGCAGGTTGAGGTCCAGCAGGCCGGACCCGTGGCAGTCGTGCAGGAGACGCCATTCGAGCGTCTTGAACGATCTTTAGCAAATATCGGTGCGGGCCTTGCCGGTGCCGCACAGTCACTGGCACAGCAACAGTCGTCCCTTGCACGACTCAAGGACCAGGCGGTTGCCCGTCAGGAGCGGATAATCTCGTCAGTGCGTGCCGGGCAGTTTGCCCGCCGTGCATCCTTGCAGCAGCGTCGGCTACAGGACGTGCAGAACCGTCAACAGGAACTCCTGCTCCGTGCAGACCAGCACGATCCTGAGTGGCTGTTTCGGCAGTCTCGAATTGGATTCAACAACTCTGCCTCGGCAGAGGAGCAGGCTATGTGGTCCGAGTTGCTACTCGGGTCCCGCAAGTTGGCCGATACGTTCAAGAGCGACGAGGAAAAGGAACGTCAGAACAACATCATCCAACAGTTCGCCATGGCGGGACAAACCGCTACCGTGGCTGTTAGCGAAATGGTATCGAATCTTCAGGCTGATGTTGAGACCCAACGTGAACTAATTGGCGATGGAGTTGGCATCCATCAGCGAGTCCAAGATTGGGTTCTGTCCGAAGCCGCAGCCGCATCTCCAGAAATCTTTGACATTGATCCAAGAGACAAGGATCGTGAACTCAAAGAGGAGCAGCGGGACCAACTGATTGCCGAACTTGTGGAGAAATCTCTCCGAGTTGGCGATGGGCTGGTTCGCATGCACACGGATCAGACAGAGTCCACGTCGTTTCAGACTGGAGTGGACTTGCTGTCGGCCCAGTTGCTCTCATACTTTGAGGGTAAGTTGGGAGTTGATGCACTTACCGAATCACTCAACGATACTGGACGACTGCACTTCAATCACCTGCCTGACACTGAGCGTGACCTGAAGTTCAAGCAATTTCTCGCTGATTCGATCGAAGCCGCAACTGCTGGACAGTTCGGTAATGATGTTGGTGATATCGAGGAGCGTGTAGACGCCCTGATCAATGTCGGCCCCTACAATGCACTTGAGGCTGCAAGCCTACGCAGTGCTTCAGCCGAACGTCTGTCTGGCATGGCCGTGCAAAACTACGTGTCGTTGGTTCAGAGGTCTCAACTACTGAAAACCGTGGAGGTCCCATCCCTCAGCGATGACGGCACGATCCAACGTCGGTCCGTTCCCAATCCCAACGCTAGTGTTACTCTTGCAATACCCAGCGATCTTGACGGACGTTCAGAGTATGATCGAATTGCTGACCAGGCAATCATTGAGGCTGGACTCGACATTGATCCGAAAGAGATGAGTCCCGTGCAACTTGCTGCTGCGTCTCGCATCCGTAAGATGGCGGCAGAACTGAACGCTGATGGACAAAAAGCATTATCTAAAGCAGTTCAAGTTCAGAACAACATTCGTGGGGTACTCAACGGTGATTCACAAGCATCAGCGTCTGGAGCCCATGACAACATGCTCATCACGCGGGCATTCAGCAACTCCGCACAGTTGTCACCACACCAGCTTAGAATGATTCTGGAACGGGACAAGGTCGTTCGGGAGAGAAACCGTGCCACCATGCCGCAGGGTATGGTCATGGAGCCGGAGTCTCGGCAAGTGTGGGACGGTACGACTCCCCTTCAACGCATACCCGAAACTCGCACCTTGCGAGAAGCAGTGTACCAGTTAGAAGCTGCGAATTGGAGCAAGCCTGAAACACTGAACGCTCATGCCCTTCCTGACAACTTACTCGGTGAGATGAAGATTCAATGGGAGCAAGGCAGCCCCGAAGCTATGATGGACGTGGTGTTCTTTACATCTAGCCTTATTAGAAAGCGACAAGATCAAATTTATGAAGCATTTGGTAACGCTTCAAAAGAATCATTAGCCCTCCGCACTGCCGTTCACAGCTACAAGCTCGCTGCAAACAACATTGAATTTCGCATGCCGGTTGAAGATTTGATGGATCAAGCTCGACAAAGAATGCAGACCACGAGTCCGACCGAATTCCTTGACTCGCCAACTCCGTTTACTGACTTTGCAGGACAACAAAGCCGTGAAGTTGCATCGTTGGCATTCGCCGAGGTATTAGCCGTTGAAGGACTGGACACGCAGTCTGAGGGCGGGGGATTATTGAGCATCGTGTTCCCGCAGTCCCTCGGCATCGGTCGCAAACGATCCTCGGAAAACCATAGAGAACGAATGACATTTTTGCAGGCTGCCATACTTGGACCGAGTAAGGATATTGTTGATCGCATGTTTGGACTATGGTCCATTCGCGTGCAGCGTACAGACGATGATCCCGTGCAGGCGGCACAGTGGGTATTTGGACAGTTTAGAGATCAAGGATTTCGTATCGTAAACTTCGACGGCGAGGTCACGTTGATTGAGGACCCGTTCGGCCACTTTGGACCGGACGAACCACGAGAGCGTGGTCGTGGAGATGATGATCGTCGCATCCTTTTAGGAACCGCTACCGGTAACTTGAGGGAAGCCGATGTTCCAATCGAAACGTTCGTTGAACGTGTCGCTGCCTATGTGGAGTCGCCGTTGGCCCCCTGGCAAAGGGACGTAATACAACGAGCCCTTGGACTTTCGCCGTCTGAAGCCCCCCGCACACTGGCAGAAGTTTACGTTCGAGTACCGGACCTCGTGAATCCTGACTTCTTTCGAGATAACAATAAAAACTTACTTGAGGGAATCAGATTCGTCGTATCGGATGGTACAAACAGTGATGCTCAGTTCACTCTTC